ACCTCCTCATGTTATAATTTCATTAGATTTACTGGGAAGAGATTCCTGGTTCAATTTCACAAGAGGTAGTGTATAATCAAACTACCTTGTAACAAATTCTTTTTTATCACACAGATGCTCCTGGCAGAGCGTCTTTTTTATGTTCTAAATACTAAATACTTAGAATAAAATTTATAGAATCCGCTTATAGCACCACTAAGATGCTCTTGTCTCCATAGAGCGTCTTTTTTATTTATCTCTACATGGGGCCAATTGAACGCCAAGTCTTTATAAGTCACCAGCGTGGTTGTGGCGTTGGAATTGAAGCGTTAGGAGAACCCATTAAGCTGTGGGCAATCAAACCGCTTTTTACACATTTACCGCACTTTCAACCTTCACCGACTTCAAAGCCTCAAATATATCCTCTTTTACGCCTTCTACATACTTTTTCAATTCATCAAGACTAATTGCATCACTACCCTTGATTTCCTTCTCTATGAGAGCATTTAAAGCGCTATTAAGAGTGTTGTAATAACCAATTTGTTTGAAAGCCTCTTCTTCGGTTACATTCCCTTGCTTATCCTTTTTAAAGTACTTTTTATTTAAAACAATGTTAAGTGGATCAGATGTAATTTTATAATTTTGACCAACCATGATTTCCATTTTATTTGTCCCCCTCAAAAAGCTTAATGATGTTTTCATACATTTCAATGGTACTTGGGAAAGGACCATATATTTTTCCTTTTACAATGATCACGAACGACTCCTTTGTACTTACGACTCCAAGATCTCCCGATTGTATAATATTCATCCCTTCACCTCTTAATAGCCCTGTTCCTGGCGTTTATGATTGATTTCATTTTTTTCAAAGTAAGCCTGTTCAATTTGTTCCCAAGTGAATCCAAGTATTTCGCCTAACTCTACAAAGGTACCGAATAGATTTTCATATATTTCTTTAGTAACTTGACCGTCAACTCTATAGACAAGATACAAGGAATTACTAGCTTCAAAGCATTTTAAAAACTGCGATGTATTACTTTCTTCTTGAATGCTCCAAATTTCAATATCCGTAAATCCTAATTCAATCCCAATTGTTAAGACAAAATGCAAGCAGTCCACATATTCTTCTAATAATGGATTTCTGACACCACTAACCCCTGAGCAATCACAATCCTCACAATCTATATATTCATGATCTCCGTTTCCTTCTGCATCTTCTTGTACCATTTGATAATTTAAATCACCTGTACCATCACATAAAGAACATTTGATCTCTGCTTCCGTTCTTGGTTCCTGGTCATTGCTCCATTTTTTAAAACCTCTATGCTCATTCGCACATTCACCTAATTCAACTTGTAAAGCAAGGACTTTCCATTCTAAATTGTCTTGTCCTTTTAACTCAGGATGCTTATCCATAATTCGTTGATCAAGTACACGCTGCATATCAAATAATTTTGTTAAATTCATTATCCGTTCTCCCTTTTAACCGTTTATTTTCTTTCTTCAGCCTAGATATTTCACCTTTCAAAAAAGATATTTCTTTATTCGAACCTCCTAGTGGCTTTTTTACTGATATATTTAATGACTGAAACAATCGTTTTAGCTTTGGAACACTAACTGTTTGTTGATTATCAAAAACCTTTTGCAACTCAGCTTGTGCTTCCTTGTACTTCACCTTTCATCCCCCTAACCAATTCAAGGAACTTGTCCTTATCCCCGTTATCAAGCGCCTTGTTAACCTGAGAATCAAATAGCTGCTTTTCTAAGCTCTGAATCAACTTATTAACTTCATCATGTTCCGTACTGCATAAATCCGTCTGATCATTTCCAGGAGGCTCATATCGGGACATATATTTTGTAATAGGAATACAAGCCTCACTCCCTTCAACTACTTCTCCTATAATGACTCTTGTAGCTTCAATATGAATGTGTTTTGGTCTTTTGCAATAGCTTAGGAATTTGCAAATAACGTGCAATCCAAGCGCCTTAATTTCTAATAACTCACCGGGCTTTAAGTCTTGTAGAAGCATTTTTCTTCCTCCCTTGAAAATTAACTTTTGGGATTACGTTTCCACCTAACTTCTTGCATTCTGTACCACAACGAGTTGAGCACTTTTGGAAAAGAGAGCAGCGTGTCTGGCACACTGCTAGCTCATCTTCTTTTTTAATCCAAGAGGGACGGTCATCAGCAATAATAACGTTGGCTAACATTAGCCCAATTTCCGTACTTTAGAATTGTTTAAGTCATCAAAAGTCATTTGGTGGTCTACCTGGCGAACAGCAACCGCAAAGCTTTCAATCCCTTGCTCCCATAATCCATGACGCTGAATGATTTCACTGAATTCCTCTACATCATGTTCACGTATTTTCCAGTTATTAACGTTATCTCGATTAGCCCAGCCCATAACTACCTTTTTCGTATCCTTATCCAGCTGCTCTTCTTTTTCACGTACGATATGACATAACTCATGATCAACTAGGGCTACACGCTGTTCAGTACTTAATCCGTTCCAAGCCTCTTCATTGATAAAGATAAAAAATGTTCGTTTTGTTAAATGACGTTCAAAAGCTGTACACTTCTTACATTTGCCTGCCCAATCACTGCTGCCTTCTCGCATGTAATAACCAACTAAATTTTTAGCATCTTCTAAATGAGGATGATGTAGATCAATAATCTCCTCTGCAATTTCACGAACTTCTAAGCTTTCCTTGAATTCAACTGACATATTAATAACCTCCTAGAATGTTAATTTGATAGTAAAGACAACTGTTCTTGCTGCACCTCAAGCATTTGTACAGCTACTTCAATACGAGGTGTTTCGGAATAGAATTTGCTCACATGTAAATCAACAATCTGGCTGTCGTCATTCCAAATGACTTTATTTAAAGCATCTTTAATGCCTTTTACATAGTTATCAACGTCTGGCTTACTGACAGGGCGTAAAATACCTTGCTCTGCTTCGATTTTTTTCTTTTTACTGAAAGACTTAAGCGTTGGCTTAAACACCTTCACTTCAAGCTGTAAAGGACCTGAGAGTAATTGATCTGGCTTGTATTCAGAGGCAACGAGCTTTACATACTGTTTGAAATCCTTTGATTTTTGCGGATCATACATTTTGACGAAACCGCCCCGAGTACTTGCTCTTGGACGGCCCTGTGCGACTGGCTCCCCATATACCGTGAATTCAATCATTTCATCATTCCCCTCTTCCTAGTTGCTTGCCGAAATTAGATTTAACTTGAATATGAACCTGCTCCAATTCCGTTAGGCTTAATTCATATAACTGCCTGCCGTTAGAAGCTTTAAAATATCCGTACCGCACTAGTTCATTGATTAAATAATTTTGACGTTGCCAAACAGCTTTAGCTAATAGAGCCACGGTTTCTCACCTCATCGTTTAGATATTGGTCAAACATTAAAATTCCCTCTATACCTTCAGTAGTGGTAAAGGCTCCTTTAAATTGAGAAGCAAATACATGTGGGTCCATTACTTGACCAGTTTGTTGAAAGTATTTCTTCATTTCATAAAACACATCGTATTTATCCAATTAGCTCAGCCTCCATTTGACGTTGTAGATTAAAGAATTTTCCGTATTCTTTGACGAAAGCTAGCTGTACAGTTCCTGTTGGTCCATTCCGATGTTTCGCAAAGTTCACTTCCACAATATTTCTGTTTTCACTATCGCTGTTATAGTAATCATCCCGGTAAAGAAACATGATAATATCTGCATCCTGTTCAATGCTCCCTGAGTCCCTTAAATCACTCATCATAGGGCGCTTGTCTTGTCGTTGCTCTACAGCCCTTGAAAGCTGTGATAAGAGGATGATTGGTACATCAAACGCTCTGGCCATTTGTTTTAATTCTCTTGTAATGCTTCCAATAGCTAAGTCATTACGTTCAAACTTTCCGACGATAGATATTAGCTGCAAATAATCAATAATGACAATATGTTTCTTCCCTGGATTATCGCGCTTTGTTTTTCTCACAGCTGCTCGTATATCCGCAACCGTTTGAGAGGGTTCATCATGGATATACATGCCCCAGTTTTCATAAACACCTAATGCCTGAGTTGCTCGGCTATAGTCCTTCTCATCAAAGTATTTACGAGGGTTTCTCCATTTGGAACCACTGATATTTCCAATCGCACTTAACATACGATGGGCAAGCTGTTTATCTGGCATTTCAAGAGAAAAAACATCTACTACTCCACCGTTATTACATGTATGCATGGCTAGATTTAAAGCAAATGCTGTTTTGCCCATAGAAGGCCTTGCAGCTACAATGTTTAAGTCTCCACCTTGCCATCCTCCTGTCATTCCGTTTAAATCTTCAAAGCCAGTAGGAATGCCTGTAATATCGCCTTGCTCTTCGTTCATATCGTTATAGATTTCATAGAGCATGTCTTCCCTAGTGCGTTGTTTAGTGAGCCCTAGCTCTTGTAACTCATTAATACGTTGGTACATTTCTGTAATTTTTTCTTCACTTGGTTGATTGGCAAAATCAAGAGAGATTTGGTGCATTTCTCGTAAGCGAT